CATATATTCTATTTGAGCCTTAGCTTCTTTCAATGCCTCATACATGTCTCGGGCTGCTTTTCTTAAGTCGCTTAACTTGGGATTCATTTTACCTCCTTGCTAAGTCTTTTCTCAAAGATAGTGTATTACGACCGGTATGGCAAACATCACAATCAAGTTCACCATAAATCCATTGTCCATGTACCATCGTTTGACTGCTCCTTTCATTGTCTCCTCCTTTCTGTTCGAATAAAGCAAGGTCAGGGCTTGCGGCGTCATCATTGGACTTTGACTAATCTAATATGTTTGGAATTCGGGTCATCTCTTTCAAATTGCACTTCAGCAAGTGCTAGGTCATCGCTTGCGAGTGCAGTTATTTGCAAGATTTTGGCTCTGCCCTCCCATTGTTTTTCAGTGAGGGGGTCTTCATAAATGTCAACCCAATCACCCTTTTTGTTCATAATTCCTCCTTTCTATCCCTGCCTGCCTTGCTCTATTCAATTGTTAAGGTGCTAAATAAAATATACCTTTGTTTATGCTAGTTTATAGTTAGGATTAAATGTTAGCCCTGCTTTGCGTTTATTAACTTTATGCCGACTCTTACGACCAGGGTTATTCTTAAATGCAATCTGGCAAATTTCCTTCATAATTCGGCCATAATCTATATTCGGGTTATCGCAAAGATGTATATTATGCTTGCAGTTGTGAGCTATAATCTCGATGCGATTCTCAATGATAGGATGTTCGTGAGTTAATAGCCAATCCCATCCACATATAGGCTCAGTTATACCAGCAGAGAATAAACTAATAGAGTTACCCCTTTTGGGAATCGAATATGGGTTTTGAGCTATTGGCTGATTGCTAATACCTAAATATGGAGTGCCCTTAATATGTTCAGTATAGCTGAATTTCCATAATCTGATAGTCTTATGCATTTCCTTACTAGCTCCAACTGGCAATCTAATTCGCATCCAATTCGACTCATATAATAGCCATATAAAAGCTAGTATTATGAAGATTAGACAAGGTACCATATTGCTACTCCTTTCTATTTAACTTTAGTAAAGCATAGCATATCACTACGGGGATACCTTGTCAAGCCCCTGATTTACGAACAGTTTAGCTTCAAACCTCATACTATCAGCTATAAGATAAAAATTTATTATGGGAAGAAGAAGTAAGATATTTGATAAAAGAGTAAGAGATACTATCCTTGAGTATATCCGTAATGGTAATTACTTGAAGACAGCATGTCTGGCTGCCGGTATAAGAGAACAAACTTTTTATAACTGGCAGAGTAGAGCAGAACAATATAAGCATGGTGATGGGAACGTTAGTGATGAGGATAAGATATATCTTGATTTCCTTGAGGAGCTAAAAACAGCAGAAGAAGAGAACATAGCCAGAAACGTTGCCATAATCCAGAAGGCAGCAGAGTCAAATCATCCTAACTCATGGTATCCCGCAGCGTGGTTATTAGAGAGAAAGCGTCCTGCTGAATATGGCAAGAGAATGGAGCTAGAGGTCGGCCCGTCTAAAGTCTTACTGGCACTACAGGACTTAGCATCTAAATCCATAAGTGCTTCCAGGGTTAAGCAGATTGATGCAGGAGATACTGCCCTTCCTGATAAATCCTCTGATTATGAGTAGATTCCTTGATATACCCCTTTTATGCAGCTACGGTTTAGCTATAAGGGGGGATGTTATTATGGGCAAATTCTAGGGAAGAAAATTTTTGCCTGTGTGTTTATACTCCCAGAAGATTTCGTCCCGTCAGACGCCCTATAATTACAATGTTTCAGCACCAATTAGGGGATTTCTGGGGGCATCCCTGGGTCGGAGTAAATCCCCTGAAATACTCCCTGAAATTCTGGATGAGGGAGACTCCCCAAGACAAAGAGATATAAATCCTTATAGGGCTGTTAAGCCTTTATGGGTGAGGGTGAGTATAAGAGTCGGGGGAGAACTTGCTGGCATGCGCCATAGGGCTAATCCAAGACGACTCGCTTTGTATGGATAAAGATACCCCCTGCTCTGCAGAATGGCATCTAGATATATTGACATAATGATTATATTGATGGGGTAACGATAGACTGACATTTAGGGTTTGATAGATTAGAGAAAGGGATAGCCATAAGTAAGAATTAAGATGGACAAAATAAAGAAACATCGTTCGCACGTTTCGGGTTCTGAAGTCAAATCAAGGGGATGGAGTCGAGTCCCTTCATCTGTCATCCAGCAAGAAACAAGAAAACAGGAGGTCGGAATTGATTACATGAACTATGTTAGTTTAAATACGCTAACCGTTGCTGATTATACTACAAATACTATTACCGATACTGTATATTGGACTTATTCGCCGTATCAAACTTGGGGTGACGTATGGAGTGGGGATGGCAAGCACTATGATGATTCGCCCACAACGAAAATTAGAGAAATAATACGAGAAAAGGAGGTGACAATGGATAAGCGAACGCTTTTTGCGGTTTACGTAGTAGACCCTAGAAAGAATTGCAAACTTCTCATGGATGGCAAGAAAGTAATTGCCGTGAATGAGAATCAGGCGATGTTGAAAGCTGGTGTGGCAGAAGTCGCTGATGAAGCTGGATTAGATTTAGAGCAGGTGGATGTCTATGTTCAGGTTATTGGCACTTTCATACGCCCACGCAAAGAGACACAAAGAGTCAAAGTCGTAAAAGGGGACGACTAAATTCACTTGCTGGATGGTAGATGTGGAGATTTGACTTACTTTATGTAGAAAGGAGGCAACGATTAAGATATCCGAAGGGCGAGCTAATATAAAGTCTTCTTTCTGGGCTGCTTTTGAATTACTGAACTATAAACCCACTGAAGGGCAGGCGATTGTCCACAAAGACAATAGCAGGAGCAAGCTAATAGTAGGAGGGGAAAGGGCGGGTAAGAGTTTATGCAATGAGAAAGAGTTAATCAGGGATTGGTGGGTAAATATAGCTGCTCCTAACAGCCAGTTATGGAAGGGGGAGAAGAGGTTAAAGGGAGGTTTATACTGGCTATTGGGAGAAGATTACAGTGCTTGTCGTGGGGAATGGGATTATCTTGTTGAGGATTTTCAGAAGCTAGAGGTTTTAGCTCGCCCTCCCACCAAGAATATAGACCCTGGCGAGATAGTATTACAGGATGGGACAAGGGCTATAACCAAATCGGCACGTTATCCTGAGAAGATTGCCACAGAAGCTCCCGACATGATTTTGATATGTGAGGCAGCGCAGGTAAATTACGATGTCTTTTTGAGGGCATGGACTCGTCTGGCGGAAAAGAGAGGCAGACTATGTATGGCGGGGACTTTTGAGCAGGAAGATTATGTTAGCTGGTATAGGGAATTATTCAAGCTCGGACAATCGGCTAACAAGCTAGAACTAAAATCCTTTTCTTTACCCACATGGTCTAATACCATTATCTTCCCAGGTGGCAGAAATGACCCTGAGATTTTAAGGCAAGAGGCGGGGATGTCCCATGACAGATTTATGGAGAGATTTGGTGGCGTGCCTTCTCCTCGAAGTGGAAGAGTTATTCCCGAATTTGCCAATCATATTCATGTCAGGGAAATTCCCTTCAACCCTGACCTGCCTGTTGGTATCAGCATTGACCCTGGCTACAGAGGGGCATGTGCGGTTACTGCTATACAGGATTATGGAGAATATCTGGCGGGGATAGACGAAGTTTACGTTACGAATGTCATACTCAAAGATGTCATCACCATAGTTAAGAAGAAACCCTGGTATGACGCTATAACGCATGCGATTATAGATATTGCAGGAAAACAGCATCAGAGCGGATTGATTCCCGCCACAGAAGTGTGGGCTGAAGAGACCAAAGGCAAAATAGTCCCCAGAAGCCAGAGATTAAATAGTATAGAGGATGGCATAGATTTGCTGAGGACACATTTGCAAGTCCATCCTATAACTGGACAGGCTGGGATTTATCTTGACCCTAAGTGTAAGGGAATGATAGCAGAATGTGGTGGAGGGATGTCTCCCGTTGATGGTGGGGGAATGTGGATGAGGCATAAAGACACACTGAAACCATTAGAGAAAAATAACCATTCCTGCATGACATGGATTTATTATTTACTGGATAAATTCGGATTTACGGGTAAGGACTTTACATTCAAGCCTTTATTACGCTGGAGTGGCAACGCAATGCCTAAAACATTTACAAGGACATAATTATGAAGCCAACAATAGATGAAATCAAAAATAAGTTTACTGCGTATGATAGATATTATGCAACGCTACATGCGCAGCAAAGGGAGATAGATGATTATTACGAATTAACCTTCGACCCTAATGTGCCCTCTGAGTATCCCGTCAGGATGCCTGATACTGCCAGAAATTGGGTTGATGCTGGCGTAAGGAATTATACGCTTGATAATCCTAGAACGAAGTTCTATTTGAGAAATGACAGTGATAAAGCCAGGGAGCAGGTTGCCTTATTGGAGACATTTGGCAATTTCTTTCTACAGCTATACATTCAAACGATTAAAGAGGCTGCCAAGAAGTTGCTGGTGCGAGGTGAGGTTTTTATCGAAACATCTATGGACGATACCTATCTAGGGCAGGATACGGAAGAGCGATTATATCACTTCCCATTAAGGTTAAATGTTTTAGACCCTATAAATACCTATTGTTCTCCTGCGCATGAGGGCTTAGTCCCCCAAGATATAATCAGGAAGTTCAATATCACGGTTGCTGAGGCTAGGGCTTTATGCGAAGCAAACAATTGGAATTGGAAGCCTGATAAAGAAGATGACAAGTTAGTAACCTGGTTCTCGTATAAAAGCCCTGAGTGGCGTTGCTTTATGATAGATGACCAGCCGATTTTGCCAGGTGAAGTTCAGCCTAATATCTATGGATTTGTCAATGTTGTTCATATTGGGTCAGGCATTGGACAATCTTCATATGAGGGAAAACCCGAATACCAATATAGGTCAATTATCTGGCCTCGAAGGGATATGCTGAAGCTAGAAGCTCGAAACCTCTCGCAGATAGATGCTATTCTGGCAAGGTATGCATGGGCAAGATATAAAGCTATTCTGGGTAGAGCTAATAGTGAAATCCTGAAACAAGTATATCCAGATGGCAAAGTCCCTACTGACCCATCCGAATGGTTGATTGACGTAAAAGATGAATTACAAACTGAAATCGTCAAAGGCGAAGAACCGCCGATGGGGTTATTTAACCAATTGGCAATAATCAGGGAATACTCAAGTCCGCCTCAAGTTTTGGGGGGAATGAGGCCGATAGGTGTTTATTCGGGGCAGCATCAAGAAACCTTAATAAGTGCTGCCAAGCCGATTTATAAAGACCCCTTCAAGAATCTAGAGGACGGATTGTCGGTAAATGTAGGTATGGGGTTGAGGATTTTAGAGCAAATCTATAATTATAAAGTTCAATTAAAGAATTTATCCGACCCTGATAGCAGGGGATATATTACGCTCAAACCCCAAGATATAAATGGACATTATGACTGTGCAGTTCAATTATTGGCTGAACCGCCAGAGGCTACTGATGCTAGAAAATATCTCGGTGCTAATCTTAGAAAAGGTGGTTCTATCAGCGAGATGACAGAACTGCGAGAATACCACAATATGTCAGAGAAGGAAGTTATGGACGAAATCGCACAGAAATATGCCGAAAAGGGATTGAGTTCTATTGGCGTCTTAGATGTTATTGCTAAAGATGCTATGGAAAGATTAGGCATGGAGAAACAATTGGCTCTATTAGAGGAAGTTCAACGCAATGCAGCTAAGAATATACCCCCGCCAAAACAGGGCGAGGGGATTCCTCAGACATCCGCCAGAGTAAGAGGGAGAACATCGCCAGAATTAGAATCATCTCCTACACCACATGAAGTAGAAGTAGCGGGGAGATTAGCAGAATGAATATAGCAACATTATCAATGGAGAAAATGACACAGATATTAAAGGCTATTGATGGTAAATATCGGCAATATGCCTCTGAACCTTATCGTCTTAGAAAAGCAAGCCCTAAAGAACAAATCGAAATGTATGAAAACTTATCGGAAGGTCAGCTATACGAATTGATAGAGAAACACGGTGTAGATGAAGTGAACAAATGGCTCTATAAAATGGAGCAGAGGAGTAAAAATGTCTAGTTTAGCATTAGCAGGGGGTGCAAGGTCTTCAAAGAAAACAGAACGCCCCAATCCTCCTCCCAGGGATTGGCGTGACCCATACTGGCAACAGCAGGCTGACCTAGTCCGCAGTGGCGAATTATCGCCCGAAACTGTACGTATGGCAACTGCCTTTCAGTTAAATTGGCTGGGTAGAACAGGCTATCGCAATTTATATCCTGAAGTATTCAAGAATTTCCCATCTATGAAGCCCCGTATTCCAAGTGCCGATGTGCAAAGACTTCAGGATTTACAATTTCTATATGACCAATACTCTGGGCCCGAAGGTGCTGTGATAAGGCATCTATTAAAAAATGAAATAGAAGAGTTAAAATATGTCACTTCAAGCCTTTATCATGTGCCTATAAAACCCCCCGAATACAAGCCTCCGCCTATTCCTGAATGGATGAAGCCATATGTTGAAACTAGAACTGTCACAGAAGAAGCGAAGATGCCTTGGGCCCAACCGAAAACAAAAACGGTTGGGGTATTGCGACCGCTTGGAGCGCAGACAGAATTAACCCCTGAACAGATGGGCTATATGGCGGGTTATCAAGCATGGCTGGAAGCTGGCTCACCAAGAAAGGTTACTCCTGAGATATTATCTAGATTAAGCGATTGGCAAAGATATTGGGATTATTATAAGAGGCAATCTGAAGAGTTATTCCCCAAACAGCAAAGTTTAACGCCTAGATGGGCAATAGCAAGGCAATAGGAGGTATTATGCCTGTTCACGTAATATACAAACCGATAAAAGGAAAGAGGGATTGGGCGATTGTGGAGCGGTCTGGCAAGATTGTGGGGCGTTCTACTTCAAAGAAAAAGGCACAATCAAGTGCTAACGCTAGGAACGCTGCCCTTCATGGCTGGAAGCCCACAGGAAAGCGACGGAGGTAGGATTTGGGTCTCAAATGGTGGCAGACGGCTGATATAATCGAGCGAGAAGCAACTGTATCACGCTCAAAGACAGATAGTATATTAAGCAAACTTGCTCGACAACAGCAATTGCGTCAGCAGGAAATAGAACGTGAGAAAGCCAGAGTAGCACGCCTTAACGCCCAGATGGCTACCAATATGGTGTTAGCAGAACAGCGAGCACGTGCTGCCGACCAGATTGAGGAGGTTAATAGAAAACTAGCTCAACTAGGTATTCAAGACCAAGTTCCTATTACAGAATCCACCGTTAAACAGCAAATAATGTCGGGAGGAAGTTGGGGAAATGATATTGTTCAGCAAGCTGAAGCAGCAACTCAGCAAGCCAGGGAGAAGGAATTAAGGAAAGAGGGTGAAAGGTGGGCAAGGTGGAAAGCTGGAGAGGCAGGAATATCCTGGACTAAATTAACGCCTCTTGAGCAAGAGGATAATATACAACATTGGATGCAAAGGGTTGCAACTGGCGATTTGCCAGGGGCTGTCACTGAACAAGTAACAGGAGCAGAGCAAGCAACTAAGGCAAGATATGATATTCCTGAAGGTGGACTAGAATTAGGTGAAGGATTCAAGGTTTTGCCTGATTATTCTATTATTGACGAATACAACCAAACTGTTGGGAAACTTGACCCTGAGACTGGTGCTATCGCTCCTATAAGCGATAGTGCGGGACAGAAGATTAAAAACTTTTTTAGTGCCGTGTGGAAATCCATCCCGCTCAATCCATATTACTGGATGACACCTGAACAAAAACAATTAACTGATTATAAGAATCAATTAGTGGAGTGGGCTAAAAGCCAGAATATGCCTGACCCTGAAGGATGGGTTAATGAGATTATGGAGAAACGCACAGGCGAACTCACCATAGGCCCTCAAAAAGAAGGTGCTGAATACAAGAAATTGCCCCCCATGCCCGCTAGTTATTTATATAATGCTCCCGAAATAGAACCTGGCCTACCCATGACAAAGGGAGAGCAATTTGTAGGTGAATGGTTGATGCCAATGCTTACCCTAGCCATGTTGCCTAGTGCGGGACAGGTAAGTGCTGCCCTAAAGCCAGTAGCCCAAGCAGGTGGAGTTACTGGTGGGGTCGCTAAAGCTGCCCAAGTTGCACTAAAGCCATTGACAATATATGAAAAGTCTATAGATACTCTTATTAAATTACCCCCAAAGGCAATATCCACAGGGACACGCAAAGCACTTCAGGGATATATTAACAAAAATGCCAAATATATCAGATTGTTATCCACTCAGAGAGACCCTGCTACATTCAACCTCAAGGAGAGGATATTATACAAGATATTCAATCTCCACAACCGATATATGACCGAGCAGGCTGCTAGTGCTCTTAAAGCTCAAGCAGCAGCTAGGCGTGGAATAAATCAGGAAATAGTGGCATCCACACAAACAGTTGACAATATCGTAACTGCTATTCAGTCTGGCAAGGAATTAACAACCACTTCGGTAAAGGGACTCATAGCCAAGAATACACCAAAACTATTTATTGCAGGGATAAACGATATTATAGCTGGCGAGACTGCTGCTAAGGCAGTAAAACCTACTGTAACCAGCACACTGCAACGAGTCTTCGATGGGGAAGCGATTTGGGATAAGATATGGAATTCACTAAACAAATCAGTGCGTGTTGAGGTTTTAAGGAGGGCTAATATACCCATAGATGTTGCAACAGACCCAGCCAGGAAGCTATCTTTAGAGACGAAGGCCAGAATCTTAGAGACATCGCCTGGCACTTTTAGCCAACTTGGTATTAAACAACCTTGGGAGATGACGGGATATGACTTCGAAAGTAACGAAGCCTATTTGAACTGGTTAGAAAAACAAAATCCAACGCAACTTACACAAGCTCAATATGTAGAACGGTGGTTATGGCAAAAACCAGAAAACGTAAATTACGAAACAGGTGAAGTAATTGCTAAGGGGGAACATAAAGGATATATTAGGAAAGCTCTTTCTCGTGGCACGCCAGTAGCTCCTGAAATTCTAAAAGATTATCCTGACTTGAAACCCACTATACCTGAGGTAGAAACCACTGCTCTAGCTGAAGGCGAAACTGTAACGGGTGAAGTTCCTGAAGGTGAAGTCAAGGTGGAGCTAACCGAAGCAGGAATGTCTCCCTCTGAGCTAGCCCGAATCCGCCAAACAATTATGGGTGTTGGCAAGGCAAAAGGTTTATCTAAAACTGCCCTTAATAGCATATTCAAACAGGTGGCAGGTCGCACTCCTGATAATCGGCAGATGCCCTGGCATTTGACGGAAATGAGCGATGAGCAATTACAGGATACGCTAGAAATAGTCAAGACTGCACGCCCGATAAGAATTGGAACGAAAATAGTTATTCGCCCTTCTACGGAAAAGAAGATTCAATCTCTAAAGCAATCGCTTATCAATGAGGGTAAACTTAGCGAAGAAGCGTTCAATGGTATGGTGGCGGAATTAAAACTTCCCGCAACCCGTTATGAGAACGCAAAGAAATTTATAACAGAGAGAGAAGGGAAAACCTTAATTCGATTGATGAATGATGAGGCAGAGATTGGCTTAATACAAAAAGAGACTAGAATAGAAAAGGCACTTGACCAATATCCAGAAGTTAAGGCTGCCTATAATGAGTATTCTAATATCATGGAGAAGCAGGGACGGGTATATTTTGAGGGCAAGCCTGCTGATGCCTCTATCCTTGAGGATATGAGGTTTGCTATGAAGGATTTGCAAATTCGCACAGGTCAACCCTTTTATGATACTTATTTTGCCCTTAACAGAGCTAAGAACGCTAATAGGGCATATTTGCGAGATGCCCGTTTAAGGATTAGCGCCTCTACCCCAGAATATAAGGCGTTAATCACCGATAGGGCTAGCATGAAGCGGATACAAGATTATATTGCTGCCAAGAATAAATGGGCAAAGGTTAAATCGCCTGAAGATATTACTGAAGAGGAAATAAAATTAGCCAATGCCTATGAAAAGGAATTATTCGACCTACAGCCTGATTTTAGGTATCACCGATTTTTACAGCACTATAATACGACTGAGGGTGATATTGCCAAGATGCATGAGCATATACCAGATGCCCCGATAGAGGATTTACGGATTGCCGTCAGGATTTACGAAAGTCAGGGGGCAAGCAGGTTAAAGGCTTATCTTGATACTAAAACATGGGGGATTATTGAAAGTGGTTATGAACCTCATTATGTGGTTAGTCCGCAGTTGGCTATGCGAAAGCTCAGAGCCACGTTTCCTACCAGACGATTTGAGCCTAGAACTGGTGTAGAGTTTTACCCAGAAGATATAACAATAGACCGAGCTGTGGGTAGATATATCCGCCAGATGGTATCCTATAATTTACGCCCATATATCCGCAAGCTGGAAAGAGTATATGCCAAATCTCGCCCTCAATTAAAGAATCCCCAAAAAATAAATCGTGGTCTTACCGTGATGGCAAATGAGATGTTGGGGTATAAGGACAGGTCATTCTTGGGGGAATTGATAATGAAAGCTGCTTCTCAGGCATATATTACAGTCTTTGGGACATTCCCCGTCTTGCCATTCAGGAATCTGTTTCAGAATCTTGCCTTTCACCCCGATAAATCAGCATTGATTGACCCCCGAAATGAGAAAATGACCGATTGGGATTTGCAATTCTATGATATTCATGTATCTCAGATGAAAGGTGTTGAAGATGATTTGCTTCTGGCAGAGGAAGGTGGCCTACCTGGATTCAGAAGAATCAATCGTTTCATTCTTGGGTTGAACCTTTATGGTGCTAGCGACAGCAAGATAAATAGAATCTGGTCTCAATGGGCATCGTTAAATAAAGCACAGCGAGCCTTAAACCAGTATAAAACAGATGGCGATATAAAGAAATTCATCACTAATTCAGGCATGGCTGGCTTAGATATTATTCAGCAAAAACAGGTATTGGGAAATCTTGTCTTAGATGAGGTTGATATTCCTGGCCTACCGCCAACAATGGGTGAACACGCTGCGATTACGGAAATAGCTACTGAGATAACAAACAATGTTCATTTTCTCTATGATAGGTCTCAAAGAGCCTGGATAGAAATGGGCGAAACGGGTAGATTGATAGGAAGCCTTGTTGTATTCCCCCGTAGTGTAGTTCAAAGAATAATAGTGCAGGCGAAGGATTTATCTCCTAACAGTAAAGCCCCTCCCGTTAAAAAGAAAAGAGCATTAAAGATATTATTGGCGATGTTATGGGGAAGTTTAGCTGCCAACTTTCTCTTTCAGAAAGCAACAGGGCGACAGGATGCCCCATATAACCCTGCTAATATCCTTAAATGGTCGCCTGGCGGATTGAGCATAGGGGCTGTGTCAAGTCTGGCAGAGGTATCAGGCCTTTTATTTATGGCGATGGGCGGTAGCGATTGGGCAAAAACTCAACTACCCGCAGCCATCACTAAAACCAGTGATACATTCGTGCCATGTTACAAGATGGTTGTTCAAGCATTAGAAGCTGCTGCTAACAAGAAACAAATTGACCGTCAGCTATATAGGGAATTAAGGTCTATTATTGATAATGCGATGGTAGAAATGGGATTCCTGGACAAGGCCTATCAGCCTAATGAATCCTATTATGAAGCAGAGCGAAGCTGGGCATGGAAAATAAAACATGCTTTATTTGGAACTGAACCTGATGAAAAGGCTACAGAAAAAGCCAAAATCCAGAAAAACTATGCACAACTATACGGATACGAAAAGTGGGCTGATATGCCCGATTATCTAAAAGAGAGATTCTACGAATTAAGGCCAGACCTTAAATAATCAAATTAGACGATTTATTCGTAACTGGCGCAGGTCGAGCGTCAGTTTTATTATCCCCCAGGTCGAGGGGGATTCACTATCCAAGAAACAGAGATTGGAGGTGTTAATGGAAGAGAAGGAAACAACTCAAGAGAAGCAGGACAGGACTGATAATCTTGGGGAAGGTCAAGCTCAACCAACTGTCGAGGAGCTTCAAAAACAATTAAGTGAGGCTAGGCAGGAGATAGAGCGCAAAGAGGGCGTTCTACAGCAAACAAAAAGGGAACTGAAGGAAGCACGGCAAAGAGGTGCTTCACGTGCTGAGATTGAAGCGTTAGGTAAACGCATCGAATCCCAGGAGGAATGGCTTGCTGGCGCACTGGATGACCTTGCTACAAGGTTAACGGGCGATTATGAAGAGCCAAAGCCGTCAAGAAAATCCTATAAACAAGAACTAGAGGAACGCAGGCAGAAGTCCAAGCCAGAAGAACCCAAGCCAGACCCAAACGCACAGAAGTTTTTAGCTTACTGTGATGCTATGGACTTGCATCTGGACTATGAGGACTTGGAGGCTTGCGACCCATTGGTTAAAGAAGCCCTCAGTGAGGGAAGGGACTTCAAAGAAGGCTTGAAATACCTCAAGGAGAAGATGAAAACCAAAGATAGCGTGGATATTGATAAGGTAGTAAATGAGAAATTGCAGACCGCTGTAGAACAGAAGCTCAAAGAGTTGGGCTTAACCTCTGAAGGCGTAGGGTCTCCGTCTGGTTCTAGCGGGAGATATTTTACCCGCAAGCAGATAGACGATATGCCTATCGAGGAATACCGAGAAAAGAAAAAGGAAATAGAAGAAGCTATAAGACAGGGAAGAATTAGAGATTAGGAGAAATTAAATGGCTAACGACCCTACCTATGCGGAACTCAAGAGTAGATTTTGGATACCTGAGAACTTTTCTAAGAACGTGATAATGCACACCATGTCTAATCTTGTGATTGCCGATTCGATAAACACCGATTA